TTCAAATACTACTCCGGCAGTGACACACTTTGTTATGACCATATGGTAAGGCCAAGCTTCGCCACAACCCTGCACAACACAATTTGTGGCATAAAAATATCCATCATCTTTTCTTAAACCATTTTGCTTACAATTAGTGACCGTGCAATTATATGCCCTTGTCGTGCCGTTACCACTATACCTTCGTATTCCGGCAGAATAACCAGCTTTACTCATAGTCCCTTCAACGTGGTATATATGACAGTTCACAATGTAGGTAGTTCCGCTTGTGTTAGTGTTATGAATACCGGCTGCAATCCCGCCATAAATATCATAAACCGTTGCGCCGATTACCTTTGTGCCAGAATTAGAGATGAGAATACCCTGAACCCCGACAATGGTAGAAGTTCCTGTATAAGTTCCTGAAACACCGATGTCATGGACACTTGCATAATCCTCATTAAGACTTATAATCGCATGATTTTGTTTGTATGACCTGTAAAATCTCACCCCGCTTGTTCTTGTTCCACGTTGACCAGACGCTGCCCTTATAACACGAAAGTAATTTTCATTTGTAGTCGCTCCGGCGAGAGTAACAAAATCTGTATAAGGTGCGGCGTCATCATAACAGGTAAGCACCTCACCCTTTTGTGCTGTTACAAGGTCGTTGTCGGTATCGTCTTCCCACAATGCTAGAGACGTGTAATCCCTTCCGTAGCCGGGCGCCCCATAGGTTTTCTCATTGTAGGAAAGAGGCAATCTTCTTGAGCAAGCCATAAATAAACCCCACGGCATTACTTCTTTTTCCCAATATTTGACAAGTCGGGCAACCGTATATCAGACATTCGGAGAGCGGCTCGCCTTTTGTATTTGTCTATCAGGTATTGTAGTTTAATAATATACTCTTCATATTTCAGTGCGGCGTCTTGATAATAATGTTGCCTCATTTTCCCGCACATCACAACATATGGAATAATAGCCTCATGATACTGGTGTGGTATCATTGGCTCATCTTCATCATCGCTCATCTGTTGGGTCGGGCTAATAGAGATATACAGATTTAAATCATAAACATCACTTGGAGTCGGTTCAAGCACAACATAATTGCCCCACTGAAACCAGTATTGTGGAAGCGTGCTGTCACGAAGATTGATATGTCCAAGATGGTGTGGAGTGATTCTCAATGGAAGCCAACGTGGATATGGGACTTCAATACTATATCTTGTGTAGTCGTGGATTACATCGTTGAGATATTTCAAGTAGTCATCCTCTACATCCTTTAAAATCACTTCACTTCCACCAAGAGAGACTCCGTTCAGTTCAACATCATTTACTCTGTCGCCACTTGTTAAAACAAGACGAGACCCAACTATTGTCTGGGCACTTTCAATTATTTCAATACAACCAGACTTTGCGGCAATATCACGTTCAGCCATATTCGCCCAAGCGGTGAGATTATCATCCGAAAACAATCCATTATTTCCCTTCGCTTCATCAAGTAGATGTCGTGCAATATTTTTAATATCACCTAACTGCATTACATAAATCCTCTGTGCGGTGGATTGTATTCGGAAATCCCATCTTTAATAACCCTTCGTATTTTAATTACAGACATATCATTCTTAAACAGTGAGGAGAACAGCGCAGCATTATTGGGATTATAGGTATTTTCGCCATTTTTCAGATAAGCCATTGCACACATTCCATTAATAATAACATCCTTACAAGTATCCGGCATTTCTATTTCCTGCGAAGACATTTGCTCTGGATATAGAACAGTAATTGGTCTCCTGATAACAGACATCTTAAGAACACCTTTTTTTTCTGGCGGAGGAGTGAGTGTCAGGAATCCGCTTGTGTAGTCAAGCATGTATTTTGTTGGAGAACCGTTTTGTGAGCTAACCATTGTGTCAAGCACAGATGTTTTCTTCAGTGAATAGCCGAGTGTTGTTGTGACTTGGGGATACCCATTTCCCTGTATTGCTTCATAAGTGCCATTTGTTAATGTTTCCATATTACTATAACTTCCATTACGCTGCTCAATAACATATAACTTATCACTTAACACATCGCAGATAATAGAAGTCGCCCCGCTAGTCTCTCCGGTAATTGTATCTTCAACACTCCACGCCACAGAGGGTGCTACATCAAGCACTAATGTTTCTTTCTGGATAAAATGAACTGAACGGATAAAGTCAACATTGCTTGGAATTTGGTAGGAAGCTGTTCCCACCTCTGTATATATTTCAGTTACATTGGTGGTAGTTGAATCCTCAAGTATTCCTGTTTCCATTGCAATTCGATTTATAGTTTCGTTGCAGTAATGAACCAATTCTCTGTCCGTCCAATAATACGGTGGTTCATAATTGCCAAGCCGCAAACGTGTTAAATCTATAATCTCTTGAAGATTAATCATGGCTTAATCCTTGTCCAACGCCCAAAGCGATTCTTTACCCACCCTTTTCCAATACACTTTTCATCTGAAACATAATATAAAGATTTTTTCTGTTTATCGGTTTCGGTTGATTGAATCTCTTCCATATCGGGACGTTGTGCTAAAATTGGATGATACGGAAATATTTCCCCTGTCTTCTTGCTTCTCAACATATTCATATAATAGCTCCAAGACACAAAATTAAGTTGACGGGGAGAGTTGTTAGCTCCCCCCGCCTACTGGTTTACGACAGGTTTTTAGTCGGATTGAGGTCTAACACCAACGCATAAACATCCACAATCGCATCAGTGAATGCGGCTGTGCCAACGAGAATGTCAATAGACCCATTAGCTGTAAAGTATGTGCCCTGCAACGCTTTTGCAGCCCCATTCATCGGCAATAATGTGCCGGAACTCGCAATGGTGGAAGAAGTGATAAATAGGTCATCATCCGTGCTAATGCCGACCGATATGGTTGCAGTCGTATTGGTAGATTCACCACTAACAACATACACCCATACATTCATCACATACTGGCCTCCTCCAATAGGGAGTGCCTGAATAACATCTGCCTTGGTATTCGTTACGCCTGTTTTGGAAAAGTCAATCCTATTGCGTTTAATTCCCATCCTTTCCAAGCCGTAAGGAATTTCATAACCGACATTTTCGCTGTCAAGCATATTAATAGTAGCCATATTCCCTCCTTACTTACGACAATACAGAACGCCCAACGCTTCAGGTTTAATAACCTTCCAGTCACAAATCATCAGACCACGCACAATGGTGTCAAACGATTCAGTGGAACGCAGGGATTCTGTTTTCGTAAATTGATTAGCGAAACTAATGGCATCCTTATTCCCAAACAACACATAATATCCGGTATAGGAACCATCAGCAACACGGGCAACGCTATTGCTCTGGTAAATGACAAATCTGTCAAGCATTCCGAGCAATCCACTACGCAGAACTGACTTGGGGTCAGCCATCATCGAGGCATCTTTCAGGTCAGAACTCTTGAGCAGAACGGACATCCACGAAGGAATGACCATCCAGCGGTCTTCATCGGGAACATCGTTCTCGTCCAGAATACCGCCACAGGTTACGATATAATCAATAACCTTCTCGGCTGTAATCTGAACAGGAGAACCAAAAGCTCCAAGGTTATACGCAGCAGATACTTTTCCAGCCGTAGCCCCTTTGTTGGAAGAATCTGCATCCGCATATACCGAACCCAGAAGTGCTCTGTCAACCTGAATATCAATCTGCTTGGCAGCATCAGAGGTGTATTTATTCAGCAGGTCAATGTCGCTCTGAATTTTATCAACATCATCCAGCAGAATGTTCCAGCCATATCCACGATTAATCTCCATCTCAATATAAGGAGATTCGGGACGCTGTTTAGGCAGACTCATACCTCTCTTATGTTCAAAGACCGTGACATCAGGAACTGTGCGAATATAAACTTTATCGCCCTGTTTCTTGATTTCACCTTCATAATCGGTGTTGGTAATAGCAGTCAACACCGTCCGCTTATAATATTTCTTGGCAATCTTTGACGACCAAACAGCCGGGTTAAATTTACTCGTCCCTGAACTGGAATAGTCTGGATGCCCAGCAACTCTCGGCATAACTCCTCCTTTGTTTGTGTATATTACCAAAAAAGAGTTGCTTGGTTTATGCTATTCAAGCGTTCCAGCTGCTATAGCGGCATCGAACATCGCTTCAACTTGTTGTTCGGTTTTACCGCCCCATTTAGCAGGATTGAAACGCCCCTTTGCAGATTCCCGCATAAACTCAACATACATCTCTTTGGTAAGTTTAGTATTCGCCGAAGAACCACCCCTAACGCCATGAGAGGCTCTTGACGGTGAAATATTTCTCTTGTCGTCTTGCGACCCTTGAAACAGAGAGGGATTTTCCCTGATAAAATCAAGGAAGAATTTTGCACACGCCTTTGCATCCAAAGCTCTTGCAGCATCCTGTAACAACTGGAGTTTTGTATATCTGCCATAATCAGCAGGCTGTGAAAGCCACTGCCCAAATTCCGGCATATTGTCAATCTCCCTCCAGTTTGGAACGCCAAGCGATGCCATAGCTTTATCAAAACTCTCTTCTCGTGTGATGGCAACATCTCTCTTAACTTCATTGATAGTGCCATTGAGTTTTTCATCAAGCTGTTTGGTTAATTCAGCAATCTCCTTGCGATGGTTCTCTTCCAGTTTCTTGATATAAGAACCAATCTCTGGATATTCATTAACCAATGTCTGCAACTCGGCATCAGCATTCAAGGTTCTTGATTGTGTTTCAAGCTCCTTCAGGTTCTGCTCAAGCTGCGTAACCCTTTCAGCAAGCGCTATGGCATGTTCTTTCCACTGCTTTGCTTCAGATGCGAGACGTGGAACTTCTGCGTTGTATTTTCCCATAAGAGTCTTGAGTTTCTGTTGCAGAATCTCCGCAGATTCATCATTGGGTGGTTGTGGCTCTATATAGGTCTCACCGCCATCACCAACATCAGTATCTGGGGTTTCATCAGGCTCATCATCTTCGGGACCGCTATCTTCCGCCTCCAGTTCTTCCTCTCTCTCCTGTTCATCCAACATCTTTTCTTTTTTCTTACTCATCTTTCCCTCCTCGGTGGGCTATTGTATCCACCTTTAATAGTCTGTATTGCTACGCTACGGATGACAATATATAGCAATAAAGTAAATATTTGTCAATACCTTAATACCACGCACAAAGTCGTGGCACATTCTCCTCCTCATTAACTGTTGTTCTGTTGTATCCATTGATAACATAGGTCATGGCTTTAATTGCATAGAACGCATCATTTTCCTTAAGACTCTGCTTTGAAAATATCTTTAATTGAGCCATCAAAATACTGTCTTCTTTTATACGGAGTTCATTATTATTTAGCATATCTCTTATTTTAAGAACACCAGCCTCGAATGATGAAACACTGGAAGGTCTCAATAATATATTCCCATTAGACCTTCTCCACTTATTAAAATCCTGTATGTAGGTTGCATAAAATTTGCCCTTTGGGGCATAGATACAGCTAATACGGTCTGTCGGAAGCTGCTCCAGAAGTTCCATCAGTGAATCATCCTTGTATTCGTCATATAACTCAAAGTGCGACATCTCTTCCATGTATTTCTCTACAGGCTGTGTTACCCTGTGAATCAAACAACAATACGCTGGATTTCCGTTTTCATTCCAACTTAACCCTCCAATCATACTTCCCTCCTAAAGCATCGGAAACATTAATTCTGGCGCATCATGTCTCGCCATACACTCATAATTGTAGGCATGCCTGTAATGGTCATCTCCTAATTTAACATAAACATATCGTGAGCTTCCGCTTTCATCATCGGTTTCAATACGTTTTGCTACATTATGCATGTGTTCAGCAAACTCAAGAATAGTATCAGATTTTCTCGGAAGCACCACGTTCTGCTCTACTATCTCCCTATGAGAAGCATCGAGTGATTCAGTTCTATTGGCATAGACGACCATATCTTTTTCATTCCACCTGTAATTTCCCCTCTGGTGTTCATTGTAGTAACAAAGAAATACTTTTCCCCAAAATCTTTCAGAAAATATTCTCGCATTCTTTGTATTTGGAAGAGCGTCAATAACACATCTCATAACCTTAAATCTTTTCATCAATTCTTCAAGTTCTTTCCATCCACTGTAATCTGTTTTATCGTCTTCATTATTTCCAATTAATTTTCCAACATATATTATTTTATCCTTCGGTTCTCCCCTTTTTCCTATAACAACATGCAACTGTGCGCCTTGGTCAACCCCCATATACGTTCCCTCATTAGAACTCGATTCTATTCCGTAATTCTCACAGCAATCAAGCACCTCTTGTATTGATAGTCTGTTCGCAGCATCAACATACGGTAACCCAAGTTTAAGGTTGTAAAAATCAGTCAGATTATTTGTTGTGTTGAATTTATGCAGAATGGCCTCGGGTGAATTAGCCTTTGACTGTGAGTATAACTGTGAATATTGCCTCCCACGCTTCTCGGTTATTGAGGGACGCTTGGCGACCCATTCTCCAATCGCAGGGTTCAGTTCTCCGCCGCACTTAATACATGCACGATAGACTTTGCCACGATAAGACCGCAAGCAGTCTGGGAATGTTTCGACTAAATTATTATATTCATTACATTTCTCGCATTTTAATAGCCAATACTGCTGGTCTGTCTCCTGAAATAGTTTATCTATTCCATAATCTGGAAGTGTCGGGTTTGACAGGAACATAACGTGCGCTATGTCGGAATGCGCCATTCGCTCCATCGCCATATCAACAGCATTCTGCGGAGCTTCATCAAGTTCATCAAAAATTGCGAAATCTATCGGAACAGACTTTAACCCGACACGTGATTTCATTCCACGAAGATACAGGTATGAGTTCCAGATTTTCTTGACATTGGCAGAGTCTGTTTCCGCAATCCATTGTCCAATTGTGTCTGGATTATCTTCAATCAGTGGATTCAGTCTTGTTTTTGAGAGGTCAGTAACATCCGTCCTAGACGGGAACAAATACAGAATACCTCTATAATCTCCATATCTGCACCCGTAAACAGTCCTCAACAGAGCTTTTGAAGTCAGACCCAACTGTGTGGCTTTCATCTCCACCTGCCAAGGATGCATGTCCTTGTATGGTTCAATAAGGTATTCATGTTTTTTATAACTGAATTGTCTCCCATCCAGCATAATGCTTTCACGTGTGACCCACTCCCAGAGTGGAGGTGTTTCAATTTCAGAGAGCGAAGTCTCCTTGGAAATAAGATTGATAAGACTATTCAACATCTCTTGCTTTCGCAATTCTTTGGAGTTCATGTAAGTTTCACCAACCCCCTCAACATTCTCCGTTCTTTGAGACGTGCAATAATGGTTTCAGCGGCTATATTGTCAACACTCTTGATTATACTAATGACTTCATTCTGAAATTCAGAAATCATTTGAATATTATACAACGCCTCTGCTATCTTCAACTGCAACTCTATCTGCTTTCTTATTTCAGCTGAAATATTAATCATGTTGTTCTGGATAGCAAGCGTGGTTTTCAGATTGGAATCCATCAGCCGCTCAAGACGTATCCTTGCTTCAGTGTCATTGGGATTCTGTTCTAGAATACTAGACAGCTCATCAATCTGTTTGACTTTAGCATCCTCACGCACCAAAAGTTTATTACACTTTTCTAATTGACTGATAATATTGGCATTTATATCACTGAGTTGTTTCATCGCATCAATGTTATTTCCGCCAATCATATCTTCCGTTGGAGTCTCTCTGATTTCCTTACGAATCCTGTAGAGGGCATGGCGAATAGCTGCTTCTGATGTTCCGAAATAGTCTGCACAATATTTGATGGATTTGCTTTCTTGTCTTAATTGCAGGAGTTTGATTTTATCAATTTTCGCTTCACTTGGACGAGCCATTTTTATACCTTCTCACAAACATCATTTTATTGTCAATGTAATAGAACATATTCTTGCTCAACGAATTAACCCTTATTCTGGAGGCATTGTTGCAGCACTCAAAGCATCTGCGACTACCAGCAAACG